TCTGTCCATATCTCTATGTTCTCTTTGATAAATTCTCTAAACAACTTGGTCATAGCTTCAACATGCATAGACTCATCACGGATAGAGTAAGTAACTATCTGTCCCATGCCCTTCATCTTACCAAACCTAGGAAAGTTAAGTAGAATAGCAAAGCTACTAAACAACTGTAGTCCTTCTGTAAAAGCCGAGTAAACTGCTAGGGTTTTAGCAATGCTTTGTTTATTAGCCTTAGTAGGTTTAAACTCTCCAACATAGTCGTGCTTGTCTGACATCTCTTCATACTCTGCAAAAGCTTTGTACTCTATCTCAGGCATACCAACTGTATCAAGTAGTAAACTGTAAGCGTGTTGATGTATTGATTCCATGTTAGCAAAAGAACCCATCATCATTCTTGCTTCAGGTTTTCTAAAGATGGGCATATACTTATCTATATATCCTGCACCTACATCTACATCAGACTGTGTAAACAATCTAAATATTTGAGTAAGTAAATTCTTTTCAATATCTGTAAGTTCTTGCCAATCTTTTACATCTGTATGTAACGGTACAGATTCAGGCATCCAATGCATTTGATTTTGTAATACATAGTAATCAAACATCCATGGATATTCAAACGGTTTATAGTAATCTCTGGTTTTTAATAAGCTCATAAACATCTCCTTCTAATAGTTTTAAGTATTCTGTTGCTTCTACATATTCTCTAAATAATTTATCTACAGACGCAACCAAGTCAGGATGGTCTGCTACAGCTATAGCATCACTAAAATATAATCTTAAATTTGCTCTAGCCTCTTGTTGTTTTGCTTCATACTTTAATTTTAAAGCTTTGTATAATTCTTCTTTCATATGTCATCCTTGTTTTTTGGTAAATATACTATTATTAATGAATTACATTTAGGACAACTTAAGTTAGTCTCCATAACATATTCTTCATCTTCTTTTTCTTTTATGTCGTGGTCTCCGCCCCATATTAATTGTGTGTTACAGTGCCAACAGTTCACGACTATCCCTCACATGCGATACATTCTGTATCTTCTAAATTTATTCTTGGTACTTTAACATTGACGTTCTCTACTGTACGAGCAGCATTAGAACGGAAATAGTAAAGCGATTTAAGTTTGTTCATACCATACCAATGTACATCATTAACATACTGCATGTAATCATCGTGTACGTCTTGAGGCTCTGTAGCCTTTGGTAAAGTAAAGAACAGATTAACTGATTGTGCTTGACACACAAACTGTTGTCTTTGATAAGCATGTTCTACTATCCAGATTTGATTTATCTCATTAGCAGTTTTAAATATTTCTTTTTCATCATCGTTAAGTATATCTAAGTGTTGTACTGAACCATCACTACCTGATATATCTTTCCACATAGCCTCTAACTCTTTACCTTTAACACCTTTAGATTTTAAAAGCTTTTCTAAGTATTTATTTTTAACTTGGTAACTGCCGGATAAAGTTTTGTGAGTATAGCAGTTAGCCCTGTAAGGCTCAATACTAGGAGAAGTCCCACTACAGATGATACCACTACTAGCATTAGGAGCAATAGCAAGGAGATTAGCATTCCGCCTACCACTCCCATGAATATCAGGAGCCTCACCCCTTTCAATAGCCAACTCTTTAGTTGCATCGTCTGCTCTGGATTTGATGTAAGTAAATGCTTTATGGTTGAAACCAGTCGCAAATATACCTTCAAAAGATATTCCCCTAGACTGTAGATAAGCATGAAAACCCATAGCACCAAGACCGAGGCTTCTTTCCCGATACGCTGAATAGGCAGACTTTGTATAGCCTTCTTGCCCCTCTCTGACATATTTTTTAAAGCGTTTAAAATTCGCACTATATTCTCCTAACTGTGTTGTGTCTATTGCATTGTCAATGTAGTGTTGTAAAACATTGTCAAGCATTGTTATTAAATCTGATATAAACATATCATCCTTTGACCACTTGTCAAAGTGTTCTAAATTAACAGACGATAAACAACATACTGCTGTTCTCTCTTCATCTGTTGGTAAGGTTATCTCAGAACATAAATTACTCTGTCTGATTTTTAACCCTAAATCTTTTTGTCCTTTAGGTAGTGCATCGTTACATGTATCTATGTTTACCATGTAAGGCTCACCTGTTTCTGCCCTAGCGTGTATAATCTGCCACCATAAATCTCTAGCATTAATAGTCTTAACAGCTTCATTAGTCTTAGGGTCTATTAACCTCCAATCTTCATCGTTCTCTACAGCTTGTAAGAAAGCATTAGTAAGATTTATACCGTTATGAAGATTAAGATTCTTTCTGTTGATATCGCCACCGGACTCTTTACGCATGTTAATAAACTCTTCAATCTCTGGATGACTTATATCCATGTAAGCGGCATAGCTACCACGTCTTGTAGTGCCTTGATTGAAAGCTAACATCTGTGAATCTACAACGTGCATGAAAGGAATTGAACCAGTAGAACGACTGCCATGAGTAGTAGATATACCGTTACTTCTAACATCTCCCCAATATCCACCAATGCCTCCACCCGAACTTGCCAACCAAATGTTTTCATCATAATGAGCAGATAAACCACTGCGACTGTCAGGAACGTAATTAAGGAAACAACTGATAGGAAGCCCACGAGTGGTTCCTCCGTTACTAAGTATAGGAGTGCTAAACATGAACCAACGAGAGGAACTGTAGTTATAAAGTCTTTGAGCAAGTTCAAAATCAGTCTCACCTTTGAAGGTGGCTCCGAAGACGGAGGCTCTTGCGAGGGCTTCTTGTGCATGTGTTTCGTTCTCCCAGAAATATCTATCCTTTAATGTATCAATACTAAATTTATCAAACTGTTTTTCTTTTCCATAATCTATTTCAATTCCTAAATAAGGTTTCTTTCCTATCTTATCTTCAACCATTATCTTTCTCCTAAATGATACTCTGTATCTTCTAAAGCTATGGCTATAATAGCATAATGTATTATTTTTAGCAGGTCCATTTCTGCATCTGTTCCATCTTTTTTACCACATCTCATAGCATACTTCATAATATTGCCCATACAAAAACTTTTTCCGTGTCCTGCATCTATTATCATATCAGTAGCTTGATACTTTCCTTGTGCGTAATGTCTTTCATATGTGCCATCAACATATCTTTGTATTTGTTGTATTATATTATCTTCGTTAAATTTATATTTCATGTCCTCCATTCCTTCGGTAAAGTATCTTCACTATACCATATAAAGTTATTAGTTTCTGCCCATTCAGCATGAGTTCTTTTGGTTCCATCTTTTCTTTTCTTAGCCTGTGGCATAGGAGACAAAGGTTTTTGAAAAAGAAAAATCAATTCATAGTTATCAGGTAAAGCTTCTCTTATATGTATGTACTTACTATACTCTGCATAGTCCCAGAACCTACCTTTAGCTTCAAGTAAAATAGTTTTACCATCTATTGTCTTAACAAAGTCAGGCTCATATTTATGTTTAACAACATAGCTTATTGAATCCCAATGATGTTTCCAATCTTTTAAAACAGATTGATGTATATCATATTCCCACTTACTATCGTATCCTTTAGGGACATTAACTTTCTTTGGTCTTGGTTTTCTTGGAACTCTTCTAACCACTTAGTTCTTCCAAAGTTATATCAGGATTTCTTTTGACCTGTTTATAAAACCATCTTAAACTATAAGCACTTATCATAAACTTATTGTTAGCAAAGATATGTGTTTGTTCCGGTAAGAACTCATGTAAGTTTTTCTTAGTAATCTTATTAGCGTCTTCACCATCTGGAACCATAGTTCTTATCCACTCTATTAATAATGCTTCTGCTTTACGTCTTAAACTTTTAGATTTTTTTTGGTTCATAATTTTTTACAAGTTTCCAATAAGTTAAAATACTATTAAACATTTCTCTATGTTTAGTTTGAGAATCTCTATCCCATATATGACAAGCTATAAGTTCTGTATCTTCTCTATCAACAAAGATAGATACTCTTTCAACATCATCAAAGCCACAACCCTGTGCGTAAGCAGACAGTTGCATACCGTGTTCATCATATACTAATTTAGATGGGTCTTTACCTTCTAAGTTATCTTTAGTTTTAAAGTCTACAAAGATACCGGACTTAGAATATAAATCTATCTTACCACCATAACCTAAGTCAGCACAAAAAGAATCTTCCGCTATCCATTCTTCTTTAGGGAAATTTTTATCTAGAAACTTTTTAATTGCTTTATAAGGTTTACTAGTTCCTTCACCTAGAAAACCTTGTTCAATCAAGGCGTGAATCTGTGTGCCTTTTTCAGCAGCTTCTTGTCCAATCCTTTTAGAGTCTTGCTTACATCTATAAGCAAACTCCTCTAGGGATTCATCTTCATCTTTTTGTAAGGTGAGGGCAGAATTAAGTGCTTGATTAATTTTCCAATTCTCTAACGATGGCTTGGCTACCATGCTTAGAACAGTAGTAACTGAAGGTACTAGTTGTTCTTTTCTTGCATCTCTAAGAGTAGTGTTTCTTTCTTTACCGTTAGCACCAACGATAGTATACATTGGTTCGCCTTCTTGCGTATACCAATGACCAGATTCCGACTTAAATTTATTAGCCGACAGTTTATTATATACTTCTTGACTAGTTCTGTCAAGTGTTTTAGTCTTCTTTTCCGTTTTCTTTTCCATCTTCTGAATCCTTAAATGCTTTTATTACATCTGATGAGAATAATTTTTGTAGATTAACCAAGAACATTTTACTTGCGTTATGGTCTCCACCTGATACAGTTTTAAAAGTATCAAGCTTATCAACTATAGTTCTAAGTACATCTGTTTTAAATACAAGAGTACAAAACTCATTGTCTCCTACACATAAGTTATGAAACCAGTAGTCTGATTCAGTTGCTCTGATACCAGATGGTTTGTTCCATGACTCATACTCTATACAGATGTTACCTGTCTTCATCCACATACCTCGTTCTGATTTAACTTCTATCTTCTTTCCTTCTAACATATCTCTAACTTTATCTTCCCTTATCTCACCGTACGATAAGTCAAGGTCAAATTTCTTTTGGTCTTCTTTATTTGGTTTCATCTTTGATTCCTTTTTCTTTATATAATTTTTTATAGAACTTACCTACCTTTAATATCTGATTAGGAGCAGCTGAATTTTTTATAGTATTTACAAGGGATGAAACAACTATACAGTTATCTAACAAGTATCCCTTAGAGTTGTCTATTCTATCTATTGTAGGAGAGTTTTTCCAATCTTCTTGACCATGAACCAATTTAATATTTAGTACCGGACATGTTTCTGGAAAATGTAAATCCTTTTTTGTCAAATCAAAATCCATTTCTTTTCTTTTAGCTCTTACTTTTGCATCATAAATCATATGAGTCTTAGCATACTTATGAATATTATCTCTGTAATATTTATTATAACATTTTCTACAATCAGCTCTAAGTCTACCGTGTTCTCTTTTAGAAAAAAATTCTTCTGTGTATTCTTTTTCTACTCCACATTTTGTACAAACTTTAGTGGGTTTCACTCCAGTTACCTCCTATCTTGTATTCGCCATCGAGAGGACAGCGAAGGTTAAAATGTGTTCCTGCTTTTATAATACTATCTACTGCTAACTCACCTGCAAAATTAGCTTGTGTATCTCTTACTTCTATCTGCCATTCATCGTGAATGTTTGCTACAAATTTATAATCGATACTATTTAATCTTAACATATCATCTAATAATATCAAACCCTTCTTCATAACAATAGCACCTGCTCCTTGTAACAAAGTGTTCAAGGCTGAGTGTTGGTTACGAACATAAAGCTTTCTACCATCTAAACCTTTTAGATATTTTTTTGTAGACGCTCTTTGTACTCTGTCTCTAAGAGCTTTAAATGTAGGCTTATTATCAAAGAAATGTTGTCTAGCTCTTTTGCCATCTGCTGAATTTCCTCCAACCACGTTCCCAAGTTTTTCATCTCCTGCTCCGTACATGAGTGCATAGATGAATGTCTTTGCCTTATCTCTAGATTCAAGCTGTGCAAGTTCTTGATTAGAGGTGTGTATGTCTCCATTAATAATTTCATTAGTATATTCCTCGTCATTCATATAATGAGCTAACATTCTAATCTCAAGACCAGAAGCATCAACTCCAAGTAAAACATTACCTTCATCAACAGTCCAACAAGCTCTACATTCTTTACCGTAAGGATTGTGAGAGCTAGGAACTTGTGCCATGTTAGGATTTCTATGAGTCATCCTACCTGTTATAGCACCGTTAGGTATAACAAACCCATGCACCCTTCCATCTTCTTCTGTTGCATCAATCCAAGAATCAATCTGGGCTATGCGTTTTTGCAGTAAAAGGAATTGTGCTATTAGGTTAGCTTCGTGTATGTGTGTTATTGCAGATAGAGTTTTCTCATCTACTATTGGTTGACCTGTTGGGGTAAATCTTTCAGGCTTCCAACCAAAATCAATAAGATATTCTCCTATCTGTTTCCTTGAACCAAGATTAAATTCTTGTAAGGATTGTCGCATGAAGGGGTCTGTGTTGTTAGTTGTTATACATCTATCGTATTCATCATCAGTAAGACCACGCTTAGACAGTTCACCATTTTTCTTTATGTAAGGTGTGACTAACTTATCATCAACCCACTTAGGTTTGAATGTGTTATGCACCTCATCTTCTATTGCTTGTTTCTTTTCTCTTAGTTCAGCAAGTAAAAGTAAAGCATGTTGAGTATCAAACTTAAATCCGTTGACCTCTTGTTGTTTAATTATCTCTGCAACTCTTTGTTCTAGTTCTATACAACCTTTATCAAACCCTTTACTTTCTTTTCTTAACTCCTTAAAAACTTCTAAGTTAAGTTCAACATCACGGATACAATAGTCCATCATGTCTTGTGAATAATTAAGATAGTCTGAGAAATCTATTTTGTGATATCCAAGTTTGTATCCCCACTTCTCTAAACTATGTCCGCCTTCTCTAGCCGGATTAAATAACCTAGATAAAACAAGCGTATCTATTACTGGAATTTTAGAGAGGTCTACATTACTGAACTTATGTACCATAGGTATATCAAATCCAATAATGTTATGACCTATCAAAGTATCTGCTGTTGCTAGAAACTCATAACCTGCTTGTAAGTTATCAGGGGAAAATGAAAAAACCTCCTGAGTATCTACATCTTTAGCAACGATACAATGTATCTTAGTTGCTTTCAGGTCATCTGTTTCTATATCAAATACTAACTGCACTATTACTCTACTTCATTGCCCCAAACATCCCAATTATACCTATAATTACGAGCAAATAATTCAATTTTATTGCCTTCAGGAAACATTGATTCTATCATTTCGTAAGCTACTAAAGGTTTTTTACTATGTAAAGTGCTTTTTTCTCTTAAAATTGTAGTTTGTTTACCTTTCATTTTTTCACAAGGCATTAGTATATTGCCCTTTTTATAAAACCATAATAAGTATTCGTGACTAAATCTAACAGTAAATGCTGGAGCAATACCGTTTTGTTTATCCCATACTAATCTAGCATGAAGAGTATAACCTAATTCTTCCATCATTTGCTCAGACTCATGTAAAAATTTATCAATAGTCCACATAAAAAAATTATGTTTTAGTTCTGTTTTATTAGAAAATTTTCTATGTATTTCTTGTATATCAGTCATACATAAAGTTTCATAGTCTAAAGATTTTTTTTGTTTAGGTCTTACTTTTCTTTTATTGCTTTTCTTTTGTTTCCACGGTGGGTCTGAATATATTATGTTATATTTTTTATTCATAAAGTTTTTATTTTTGTTTCTATATCAAATACTAACTGCACTAAAAAGCCTCATCTAAACTACCATCAAATTCTATATCTTTATCAGAGAGTTCAGAGAGTCTTCCTGTTTCGCTATCATAGATAACTCTACACGCCATGCCTACATCACCTGTGTATCTAGACTTGAGTACTCTAAGCTTAGTTGTTCTAGCTTCATCCTCATCATCTGACTGTTGATTTCTTTCTAAAGCAATAACACAATCAGATAATTGTCCAATACTATTTGAGCCTCGAAGATGAGATAAAGAAACTTCAATACCGTTCTCATGTCCTTTATTACCATCAACTCTACGCAAGTGTGAAACTAAAATAATTCCTGCACCTGTCTCTTCTACCAAACTTCTAAGTCTAGTCATAATAGCATCAATGGCTCTTCTCTCATCTCCTTCGTGAACTGCACTTACTAACATGTGTAGATGGTCTACTACTATCCACTTACAATCACATCCTATAATCATAAATCTAAGCTTAGTAAATATATCATCTATATCATTAGTGCCAAAGTGTGAATGAACCCACACTCTATTCTTGTTATCTCCATCGTAAAGAATATCAAACATCTTATCTAGTTCTTCTTTAGAAAACCTATCTCTGATTTGGTCAACATAAAGTCTAGCGTTAGCTTCAATAGATAAGATACCATCAATGGTTCTTCTCCAATCTTCTTCTAAAGCTATGATACCTACATTATCCTTTGTATTTTTAATAAGATGATGTTCAAGTTCCCTAGTTACACTAGACTTTCCAAGCCCTGTACCACCTGTAAGTGTTACAAGTTCTCCTTGTCTAAGTCCATATAGCTTTTTGTTTAATCCTTCATAAGGATAAGGGACACTTTCTTTTCTTTCACGATTGTGAAACTTCTCTCGTTGTTCTGAAACATTTATAACACCAGAAGGCGTATAAACTTTCGATGCCCACCAAGCTTCAACAAACTCTTTATGTCTGTTGGAACGGAGCATATCATTAGGGTCTTTAAACCCATGAGGTAATCTAAGTATCTTAGCTTTACTAGGTTTAAATAACCTAGCTACTTTAATAGATGCTTCTTTACCTGCCTTGTCATTATCAAATGCAATGATTACATTTTCAAAGTTATCAAAGAACTCAAGGCTTTCTTTTATATCACGGACTGCTCCTTGAGCACCACGCTTTATAGATACTACTGCCCACTTAGAACCTAAGAGTTCATAAGCAGACATAGCATCACATTCTCCTTCTGTGATGGTAACATACTTACCACCTTTAAATAACTGCTGACCAAACAAACCTGTATCGTTATAAGTTCCAGAAACAAAAAAGTCTTTGGCTTTTACATTACGATATTTAGTGGCTGATAACTCATGCCCATTGTAATATGGGTACAAATGCTTAACTACATTTCCTTGTAGGTCATGTACGCATTTAACTCCATACTTAGTAGCGGTTGCTTGAGATATTTTCCTATCTGTAAGAGCAGAGAATTTCCCTTCAACCACAGTATCAGGTTGCTTGGTCTTTGTTATTGTTGATGTTGCTGTTGATGTTTGCATATCCTTTCCTTCACACGCATTGGTGTAACTAGGCATAAACTCACCACAACTAAAACACTTTGCTGAATCGTCTTCGTTGATTCCAACAGCATCACTACTGTTACAAAGTGGGCAAGGTTGGTGTAGCTTATCCCATGTTTTATCCATGTTAGCCCTCACTACAAACTAAGACTCGTCTTCTGAGTCCGTTTCTTCAGCTACTGCTTCTGTATCTCCTTCAGGTTCGTCACCTTCTGGCACCTCTACTACAGCTTCTTCAGCATTTTGTAGCAGTTGTTCAAGATTGTTTTGATGTGTACCAGAAGCAAAGTTAAGTGCTTCCATAATAACATTAAGCGTTCCAATCTTACTGATAGATATATCAGCGTTGGCTCTAGCTTGAGCATCTTCAATCATAGTAGTATCGTATACTACCTGTCCATCATCTTTAGTAATAGTAATAATCATATTAAAATTCCTCGTTATCATCTGAGCTACTCTCAGAATATTCAATTAAATTAGTAACCTTTACTGCTATTAACTCAGCAAATGTACCATACTTTCCTGTGTAGGGTTTAATCTTCACAGTAACTTCTGAGCCGTTACCAACACTAACATCCATATCGTTACCATCGTTATCAAGTAACTTAGGGGCAGAGTTAGTTGTCCCATCATGCTTCTCTACTTTTCTAGAGAAAGAGAATGCCGGTTCATCATATTTAGGTTGACCATCTCTGGTTCTTACCCTTGATAACCCAAGACCCTCTAATCTATTAGCAGTATCTTCATCAGTCAACACCACTATTCCATACTTATGTGGTTCAAACTTAGTGTTTGGTGTGCTGACATTAGCCCACATAGCTTTTCCTTCTACATACTCATACATATATTATTACCTCCAAAGGTTTAGTTGTTGTATTAAGTTTAAAAATTATATCAGTTCTTATCTTTAAGTGCAAGTCTTTTCTCTCTTCTTCTTGCGTTATTTCTATCCCTTGTAAATTGGATAGAGCTTTGCAAGTCTTCCCACAATTCATCAAGTGCTTGTTTCTTTTGTTCTTTATTAAGTCTTGTAGTTATTTTTAAATCAGACTTCTTAGGTATCCAAGTTTCCCAGTAAGCTTTGTCCATGTCTTTCCATATCCAAGCTATCTCTTTGTCTAGTGTTGTTGATTTAAAGTATAGTTTCATATAGCCCTCCGACTTGTTTGAAAATGTATTATAACATATCTAATTTTGAAAGTCAAGAGGCACTTTAAAGTGATGCCTAGCACTTTCGCTGTGATTCTTTATTGGTTATGGTGGTTTAAAGTCCCATCAAAACCCCCCGTCAACTAGGAAAAATCAGACTGTGTTCAAGGTGCTTTCCTCCAAGAACATGACTACGCTACCTAGCAGTCCGTAAGCCTATCGATACAGTAAGGGTAGCTTTCTCCTTACCAACTCTAGGATTTACATTAGTGTGTTGGACGATGGGTACTAGCACTCATTCCAACCTTCATCTTACGACCTCCTTCGTCACTCCATATCCCCGAATTTAATCTAGGATTTATAATGGCTCAGACTTCAGGATTTTACAGTAAGCTCATCTTACACTAAATCTTTTAAAATCAGTCTGGTTTTAGTGGCACTAGACCAGAAACTAGCACGATTAAATCGTATGTCTTTAGGTTCAGGAAGGTTAGTTGAGGGCTACACCTTTTGACATACCTGAAAACATTTGGTTATTAAACCACCCTTATAACTCTTTGTCAAGTAATATATCTTCTATTGTTATAATACTTTCATCAAGCAACTTAACATAAAAGTATTGGTCTTTAGCCCACCTCGTTTCGTATGCAATCTGGTTGTCATATAGGGCTTCGTT